TTCTAGTTGAGCGATCAGCTCAGCAAAGGTGTACGGGGCCAGCATGGTGTCTAATAAAGTGCCTTCATCAAGTTGCGGCACTTTCTTGATCTGAACTGTTGCTGAGTACTCCCAGAACTTGGCATTGACTGGTTTGCGCTTGTCTCTAGGGTCTTGGGTGATTAAAACTTCGCATTGCTGCAGTTCATCGCTAAACGGCGTTTTAATGTCCATTAAAAACCAGCGACCGAGCAGCCAGTTATCCAGAGCCGATTCAAATAAATTTGCCATGCTGGTTTTCATCTTCCAGGTGGCTTTCATTTCTGATGGCCGATTCGGTAGCTTTCTAGCGCGTTTTCGCCCGGTGCTAAACTCGGTGACCAATACGCCCGTGGACTGGTTCAAGCTCATATCGGTGAGCAGTGGTCGCGGTAACCCTTCAGGGTATGAGAACTTAACTGCCATATTGCTGTATCCTGAATCGGGTTTGCATGACCTGAGCGGTTTGCGTGGATGACGATTGCATTAGCTTCGCGACCTTGATATCTAAGGTGGTCATGTCACCATCACTGGACTGCTCCACAGTACCGGCACGAGAAGCATCCTCAACCAGATTGAGGGTGAGGTATAAATCACTTCCAACATTGTTAGTCGAGCTATTGTCAGAACGGTCAACGCCAGAGACATTGACTGATACCGCATTGTCGTTCGCCGCAGGTGCACCAGCTGATGCAGTCATCGCAGCTCCCATCATGGCTTTCATCTGCTGCATCATTTCAACCATCCAGCGGAAGTTATCGGCCTGAGTTGGGTTGAGTACCATCTCGTTGGCTTTGAGTAGCCAAGTACCCTCGTTTTCTCTTGGTACGCTGTTAATACCGTCATGGGCTTGGCCTAGAATTCCACTAAAAGCCAGTGCTGATACCGACGCAGCTATAGGAGCAGTAGCGGTTAGAGCTAATGACATTGCTCCTGGAGCCATTAGTGGGCCAGTAATTGGTATTGCAGCGGTAGAGGCATAGGCGTTTAAGCCAGCCATCAACGACATAGCTTGCGCTTGTGTCGACACGGCCATAGCACTCGCTGTCGCCGTTTCCATACCGACAAGCTTTTGTACTAACTGATAAGCAAGCCACTCAGATGCCATACGGCCTAAGGCATTAACAAAGCTTCGGCTCATGCCATCAGCTAAATTAGTCATGGCATCACCCAGATTCTCAGAGTCAAACAACATTCGCTCGAAAGCTGTTCCCGTCCCGGAAGAAAAGCTATCTATCGTGTTGGCGGCCAACTGGTCGACATTCATCAGATTGCTTTGCATTGACTCAAGATAACGATCCCAAAAGCCTTGGTTATCTTCTTCTCTTTGCGCTTGAATCTCGTTTTCTATTTCTCGTAAACGAGTTTGGTGGTCAGCTTCCGCGATCTCCTGCTGTAGTCGATACTCTTGTTTCAGCTCAGATAGTGTTTCTTGGTTGTTTTGCGCATTAGCAACCGCTTTTTGATAGTGTTCTTCCATATCATCCAAGCGAGCCTGATAGGCGTATTGCTCCTGGATAACCGCTCTATTTTCGTAATCAGATTCAATCGCTAGCCTTTGCAACCAAGCATTCTCTAATTCGTCGGTTTGAGCGTAAAACGCATCAATGGCAGCAGTGTCTTTTTTGTCCTTTTTAGTCGCTTCTTTAGCGTCGAGCGATTGCGCTTCGAGCATTAGCTTTTTAGCTAACTCTTCGTTGATGCCTTTTAGAGATCCATGCTCCAACTCGTACTTAAGCTTTGCTGCATGGGTCGTTTGACCATAAAGCGCATTTTGCTTTTGCAGGTTAGCAAGCATCTTATTGGCGGATTCAGTTACCTTTTCGTCTTGAAGATCTTCGGGGTCAGGCTTATCGAGTGGTCGAGTTCGAATTTCGTCGAGTTCTTCTTCAAGGCTGATGATTTCTTTACGTAGCTGGCTTTCTTCGCTTCTTAACACCGCAAGCTGCTTGTTGCGTTGTTCTATTTTGTTCGTACCGCGCTGATTATTGAGCGTCTCAATTTTCAGTTGAACTTCAGTCAGCCTAGCCATGCGCTCGGCCATACCTTGGTTAAGCCTCTTGGCTTCGAGCTTATCCATTTGACCAAGCAAGGATTCAATACTTTCGGAGAAACGAACTGTTTCGTCTGCAGCATCTGAATTGGACAACGCAAAGTAGCCGATAGCCCCTGCCGCCATCATGGCAATACCAGCAGGGCCACCCAATATTCCTAATAAAGCTGAGCCTGCACGACTGGCGACATTTAAACGGCTTTGTGCAGCGGCAAGCGCACCTGTCGTTGTCACCAAGCGCTGACGAGCTGCAGTTAATTGAGACTCTGCCCCGATAGCGCGAAATTTTTGGTTATTCGACTGGCGTAGCGTTTCAAGGTAACGAACTTCAATTTGCTGTTTGGCTGCCAGAGATTTCAGCTCAGCATAGTTAGCCTGTTCTTGTTTATGCGTTGCCGCAATAGCTTGAAGTTTTGCTGTTGTGAGTACATAGACGGCAGCTGCTCCTCGGCCCATCGCAGCAGACATGGACACACCCACAATCGTGGTTACCAGGTCAGCATTCTCGGCAAGTAACGTTAATGCGCCTGCGCTGCTTTCTGCAAATACAGTGAAGGAATCTGAGATAGGTTGCTCAAAAGCGACGACTGCTTGTTGGTAGGCACGGGCCATTTCTGCCGACTTAGCACTGACGTTGTCTGCCGTTCTTGCGGCTGCGCCGTCGTAGTCCTGGAGCGCGGTTATCAAAGTCTCTTTAAAAAACTGGCTTGTGACCTGCCCGTCAACGATCATCTGACGGAATCCACCCGCAGCCAATCCGGCAGCTTTATCCAGTTTGTTTAGTAAGCCAAGCATGGGTTCAACCACCTGGTTTAACTCTTCCGCTCGGACAATCGGTGATGCAAGGGCTTGCGAGAGGCCATACATAGAGTTGCCAAGTTGGTCTGTTGTAGCACCAGTCTGGCTTTGTACGTTACTCATGCCCTCAAAGATATCTCGGACTTGATTCTGAGTAAGCAACCCAGCTTCTTGGAGGCTCGCTAACCTGGCGTAATTCCCCGCCATTGCGATGAGCGTTTTATTGTGGTCTTCAGAAACCTGATTGAGATACTGCTCCGTTTCAATCCATTCTTGCTGGCCGCCAACGAGGGCGGTGATTTGGGTGCGGATATCTTGATATTGCGCCAAAGAGTCTTTGGCTTGCTGGGCAGCAAACAGAGCAGAGAATCCACCGGCCAAACCGAGCACCTGATTTTTCAGACTCCCCATCTCTCCAGAGAGCTTGTCGGATTCGCGGCTAAGCCCTGAGAGCTTGCTTTGTGTTTTTCCCGCATCACCACCGAGTTGGTTAACAGCAGTGCCAGCTTGTTTTACCTGACCGATAAACTGCTTGTTTTCAGCGTCAAAGCGCAGGGTGAATTTAAGATCATTGTTCACGTTGGTTGAGCTCCTCGGCCAAGGTTCGGGCGATCACTTTGAGCTTCTGATATTGCTCTGGAGAGTAAGTGGAGTCAGACAACTCCATATCGGCTTTAACTGCCAGCACATCCATACCCAGACATGCGGTGCCGTTAAATTTGAGAAAACCGGGAATGGAAATCCACCACTGCACCACGTCCAGGTGCTCTTCCCATAGTTCAATGGGTTCGTCGTGGGCGTCCTGAACATCCTGAACTCCCCACAGTGCTAACTCTTCTTCCCAGCTGTCTTCATCTCTTTTGGTAGCATTACGGCGGCGCATCAACGTGCGCACCGCCTCTATGAGTTTTTTTCTGCTGCCTGCCCTGAGTTAGCCTGCAAGTACGCATCAACCACCGCTTTGATAAAAGCAGGATCGCCCAGCAAGAGTTCGAGATTCTCGTCGCTGAACGTCATCACCTCGCCGTCGGCGTCACCAATACCAGACCAGCCTTTCACAACCTGCTTAACGTTCTCTTTGAAATAGCGCAGGACTTTGTCACTTTGTTCAACATCGAGCAGGAGTAAATCTAGGGTAATGTCGTGGGTTTCAACCTTGCCATCATCAACAGCCACAGACACCTTGGCAGGCCAGTTTTTAACAAGGCGTTCTTTTTGAACTTTAAACATGGAGTGCTCCTTTAAACAGTCAGTTAAATGCGTTTAAACGGTGTTTAACGCGTGGTGATTAAGTCCACATTGCCAATTGGAATAAGTGGAATCGATAAGGTTTGAGTGCCGTCTTGTTCGCCATAGGTCGGACGACCTAACTGCACTTTTGAACTGGACCACTCGACCTGATTACCGATGGGACCATTCGCAAAGGTAATGCTGTGCGTTGCCCCTGCCTCGGCTTTGGCGAATGCATCCCACGTAGTCTGGTCTGGCGCTTCAATGACGATCGTTCCCGTTGGCGCGTAATCCGTAATGATGATTTCTTCATGCCCAACGTACTCCTGATACACCACCGAGTTAGCCTGGTCATATTCGAGGCTAATCATCTTGAGTGGCGTACCATCAATGGCGAACGAGGAGTTTTGCACACCAATCTTGAGTGGGGTCTGCCACACATCGAAGTTCGCTGCTGGTAATACGGCACTTTCAACCGGGCTAAACAATCCGCTGAAGGTGAACTTGATACCACCGAAGTTTTTAGCCTGGGCCGTGATGGACAACGAGCCACGAGCGCCCGTGACTTTATGCAGCGCACCAGACTGATAGAAATACAAGGTGAGGGATTTCGTCGAGTCTTCATCGATCACATAGCGACATTCCGCAACATCGGTCTCGGTCTTACGCAAACAGGCTGACAGTAAATCTGCATAAGGTGCAGCGGTAGCGACAGCACTGCTCGCCGACAGGTCGACGGTAAATTCCAGCGTGACATACAGCTCGGTCACAATTTGTTGTGAGTTGCCGAGCTGGCCGTTGTCATATTCCAGTGACTGCGATTCACCAGCCATCGGAGTAATGGAGAACTCACGCCCAAGCAGATACTTAGGAGAACCAGCTGCAATGGCATCAACGCCATAGGTGGATTCCACAGCAAAGGCGAGAATTTTCTTTCGTTCTTTACGAGCCATAACGATTCTGATCCTCTGTGTATTCAGTAATAAATTGGTCGAACCAATCTGCCCGACCATTCGAGATGCCCATGAGTCGCCCTGGCCCTAACCAGAAAGGCTCATACTCATCATCAGGTGTCCAACCAAACAGACGCTGGCGCAGTTCTTTGCGCAGCGGCTGCCAGTCAATCGGTTTGCTGTTGGTGCTTTTGGTGACGATAACCACGCCGACCGTAGCTACGCAGTCTTGAAGGTACAGCCCACTGCCACGCACATCCGGCTTAGGGCTGTCACTGACCAAAAACACAAACAAGGCTGGCGTTCTTAGCAGCGCAGACTTCTTCTCATGAAGCTGAGTGAGCGAATCAATCTCTTTCACATCGATCCAAGGCGGCTTGCCATTACTTTGGTCTTTAAGTCGCTCAATGGTGAGTTGAATTAAATCGCTGTCCATCAGATAAAGCCCTTGCTGTTTTCGCGAGAGAAGACACTGCCAGATGAAACCATCTGCGCGGTACTGGTCGGCGCTGGGCGTTCACTATTGGAATTAATCCCCAGTTGCACCTTGCCATTACCCACTTGTTTCAGGTATTCAATCGCATCGCGATAGCGTTTGGTGACTTGGTGCTCATCGCCCAGCTGGTCGTCATACAAGAAGTAGCGAGCCAAATCGCAAGCCATGCGCAACAAAATGGAAGGCACGCTAGACAATGGCAGTTGATAGCGGCCTCCAATGTAACCATCAATAGTGGCACTCGCGTCGGCAATGGCTTGGTCAACAACGGCATCGACAATGGCACCTGTGCTACCGTCCTTATCCGTTAGCTCAATCAACTCTTCGATACTAAAGCGAGTGATCATGTCGTCACGAGTGCAGTACTTCATCGGTTACTCACCTTTCTCTTCGTCGTCAGGCTGACCATCAAGATTTTCTTCGCTTGCCTGGAAGGTTTCCCAAGCTTCGTCGCGCTCTGCAGCAGACACTTTGGTTTGCATCAGCTCACTCAGCGCTTCCGTTGTCGGCTTACCGCTTGTGGTGAAATGCTCTGTGTTGCTTGGGTCGAGTCGCTGGATGGCTTCAACTAGATTGGCAGGAAGAGTGCCATTGCCCAGGTTGCCGTCGGATTGGTTACCACCCGTTGGCTCATTAGACGTGGTACTTGAAAGCGCATCTTCAGCCAAAGTGACTTTAAGTCGTGGATCGGCTTTAAGCTGAGCCAATTGAGTTTGGGTAATGGAATCAGGTTTGAGGGTGTTTTCCCCTTTAGAAAACACCATACCTGCACGGCGATAGCCTGTATGTGCGTGACAGATGACACTAACCAAAGAGGCGATAAGAGTTTTTTCAGCCATGACATAAGCTCTCCATAATTCAATGACAAAAGGAAAGCTGGCAAAGGTGACTAAGCCAGCTTAAATCTGACTTACGGCAACCAAGGCACCACAAGCACTTCCACCGCTTTGAAGTTGGTGTTGCTTTCACCTTGGGCTTTATTTTCCGCGTCGATGACTTTCTTCGCGGTGCTGCGGTTAGACGGACCAACAATCAACAAATTTGGCATGATGCCCAGTGGGCGACCTTTGTCTGATTTAAAGCTCATCATCGTTTTCATCGCATCATCGAAGTTCGCGTCCGTTAAATCCGCTTTAGACGCAAATGCCTGCTGCCAGAAACCAAAACCCCAGTTACCGCGAGCATCCACGCCATACAAGAACTCATCCAGCATGTAGACGTGATCACTGTTGGACGCATCGGTCTTGTTATTCAGGTTGTAATCTTTGCGGCGCTGATAAATCAGCGGTTTCAACGGTCGATTGGTATCAAGTAGGAACCACGCATCGCCAGCACCTGCCTGCATGTTAGAAACAGATTGTTCTTGGCCTTCATCACCTACTGGGTGGTCAGTATCAAAGAAGTTCTGACCGTCGTAACATGGGTTAGTAAAGCCAGCCAGTAACAATGCAAACAGCATTTCATCTGGGTGTGTTGCCGCTGCGTAGCCCATGTCCTGGAACTTCGGCATCAGTACGCCATAAGTATCGTCTTCTACGTAGTCACGTGGGATACCTTCCGTCGCTTCAAACTTTTTGTTTGGTAGCGTGTAGCCATGGGACTTCATGCGATTGATTTGACGCTCACCAATCCACTCACGCAAGCGAGAGAACTCACCTAGCCAGGCATAAGTTTCGACTGAAGTTGTTGAGGGTACTAAGGTCGCAATTTTCGGCCACAATTGTGTGTAGCCTTGGCGTCCCATCTGGAAGTTGGTCTTTACCGCCGTATAGAGAACGCTGAGATTCGCTCCGCTTGTTTTCATCTTTCTCTCCTGAGAACTAATTCACTAAAGGATCACGCGTTAAGCGCTATACCACTGCAGGTTGCACCCACACCAAATCGCCATCGACTTCACTTACCACACCCGCTGTTGGGCGTGACGCGGTGGCGGCATCAATGGACACGCTGTTTTCCGTACTGAAGTACACGGTGGTGCCAACGTGGCTGTCATCGATGTCGCCCGAGTTAAGCAATGCGATTTGTTGCTTCTCGACTTCGACTTTCAATTCACCATCAGCGCCAGCGGTGTTGTCGGCGTTAAACGTGGCGATACCAGCAAACTTGGACGTACCATCTGCGCTAGCAAACGGCACAGCTAAGCCTGCTGTAAGAAACACCGGAGAACAGGCCGCCAACACGGCAGCTGCCGCTAGTGGGTAGGCACCTTTTAAACCTGAACGACGTGCGAAAACTGAGCTCATTTATGCTTCCTCTTGCTTGGTGGCGAGGTACTGCTCTTTGCTTAAGCCAGTAGCTTTGAGTACCGCCAATTCGGTTTCAGTTAGGTCATCTTGTTTAACCTGATCTTGAGGGGGCTTTTTGCCTTGGGTTTGAGTGGCTTTTAATGCCGCGATAGCTGGGCGCGCTTCGAGCATTGCTTTGAGGGATGCGACACCTTGCTGCTCACCAAACTGGGTTAAATATTCAGTTTCAGCTTCAACAACCTTGCCTTCTTGCTTGGCAGTATCGATTAATGAGCTGATGCTGGTTTGGTCTGTGCCAGCTTTTAACACTGCCAGCTCACCAACCACACCGCTATAGGCATCAATCGGGACGTACTTGGACAAATCGACTTTGCCATCTTGTGCAGAGAGCGTTGCCACTTTCGTTTCCAAGCCATCAACCTTATCGGCTTTTATCTGCAGAGCATCGATGGCCGATAGCGCCGCCGTTGCCATTTCATCAGTGAGTTCGCCGTCGACCGTGATACCCAGTCGGGCTAACAGCTTTTTGAGTGCTTCGTTCACGAATGCATCCTCCGTTTCGCCATAGAGATTTACGTCTACTCCGTTCTTGGAGAGACGCACATTAAAATCCGCTGCCAGCGATGCGACCGATTCCATCTTGGTAATACCAGGATCGTTGGTGATGGCTGCCATGCGTAAATAGAGAGGTTTGCCCGATTTGTCGTAAGGGAAAACTGCCGAGAGAAACGCATACTCTTTCTCGTCAATCATCGACTGGGCTTTGGATGTCCATTCAGGACGGATGTAAATACCTTGACCTTCACGCCACTCAATATCGGTAGAGGCGGTTAGCCAGGCTGCAGCAGGTGCTCTTTTACCTGTCTGTTCGACATAAAGGGTTTGGTGGTCATAATCGACCAGGACCTTATCGCGAAGCGCTTTGGTTGCCGCGATAAAAGCTTGTGCACCATCAGCATCTAAATGCCAGTGACCGTCTGCAGTATCAGAAGGTCGACCATCAGGCGCTTTGAATTTGCCAGCAGGAAGTAACTGATACCAACCATCATCATGCGTTGATAAATCGGCAGTCAGTACCGCTAACGGCTCATTGCCCTTGTTGGCAGATAGTACCGCTTGTGCGATTGGGTGAGGTGTTAAGGTATGTGTTTTCATGCCCTCCATAGTGAAGGGCATGCGGGGTTAGTTGTGATTCACGAGGGTTGCTGTAGTTAAAAGCCGTACTCCTCCTTGGCTAATTTATCTTTTAAGCCGTCCTCAAACTCTTTGCGTTCAGCTTCAATAGATAGTTGGCTATCTCGTTCTATAGCTGCGAGTTTTATCCTGATGCTATTTGCTATCACTACGAGCCTACCGTCCCAATTTGCATTATTTGAAAACGCAACAATAGAACGTAGTATGTCTATAAATTCTAGCAATTCCAAAATGAACTCGTTGTTCTCTTCGATGCTATGTTCATCGTCTAATGGCAAAATGTTTGCAACATCATTTTCTATTACATCCTTCATACCAAACATACTCTGAACACCAGAAAAATAACTAAATTCCTCTGGCAATTTAATCAAATCTTTCTCAGTTTTTATGCCTTTAATATATGCACTAGCAGTTGTTAGGTAATCATATACTATCTCTAGTACTTCGCTATGAATCTTATAGTCACCGAATTCATAAGCTCGTGAAAATAGAGTGTCATGAGCCAAGCGAATTTTAGTTCTGTCTATATGCTTTCTAGCATCCAGATCCAGTCCTTCAACGTGCTTTTTGAACTCTTCTAGGTGCTTAAAATAGTTTGCAAAGCGGTTTTGATCTCCTGTTGCGGAGATTTGTTTCTTTGTCTGTTCTGATCGATGATTCAAGCCAATCAAACCTAAAAGGGGTAACGCAAAGCCAGTAACAGCAACTGGTGCTTTGAACAATTCAAAAACTAAATAGTTGACCCCTTCACTAGTCGGTTTGAATTCTAATGTCACTGCCTCACTCAAGCTAATAGCGAAGGTAATAACAAACAAAAAACCAAAAGACCAAAGCACAAGCTTAGTGAGTTTAAGACTAAAAAACCTCTCTTCAGGTTGTTCTTCAAATAGTGACTTCAATAAGTGCTTCATTTTGTATCCATAACTGTCCTTGAAGCCAAAATGGTAATCCATGCTCACTTATAAAGTCGAGGTGTGTTTAAACCCCGTTTAAAATTGTTTATTTTGAATTTAACCGCCATC